ACATGGCAACATACACTTCTCTTTCAAACGGAATCATATTCTCAAGTTCCGTTAGCGAGTATTTGTGGTACTGCATCAAAGCAAAATTCATTTTATAATAATTGAACAAACTATCATGACAAAGGTTTATTAAAAAAAACTTTGGAGTCCCTCCAAAACTTTATGGTGAGCACGATTACAAACAGGGCAGTTATAATTAACTTCTTGTTTTAATCTCGGCATAGTTTCAAAGAACTTTTGCACTTTGGCAAATTGCTCAGAAGTTAAGTTGTTAATAAAATCTAACAGTTCTTCTTGAGTCTGTTCTTTTCCATAAAATAGTTCGTCACCTTGATAAATGTAATCAATACATTCAGCAACAATTTTGAATAAATCATCAAGATTGTTTACATCAAGGTTCTGTAATTTCTTTAACACTTGCATTGTAGGGTATTTCATCACAACACCAACGTCGCCGAATAAGTGAACCTTATTATTGTGGTCTGGTGATTTTTCTACCTGCAGTTTCGTAATATCAAAAGAGATTTGAACTCTGGCTTTTTCATCTTCGCAAACATCACATGGGAAAATTAAATCTACAGTTTCCCCAACAGACTTTGCACGCAATTGAGTGAAAATATATTCTAAATCAAATGTTGCTATTTCATCAGCATTAAAATCTCCAACTACACACGTCTTAATAACATCTTTAAGCGTATTAACCATAACGATTGGGTCTTCGCTTTGTTGTGCCATCATTAATGCTTTTTCTTCACGAACCAAAAATGGTCTATATTTTACTTCTTTCCCAGTAGATGGGATCGTCAACGTATACGTTGGCGTGCTACTCATTGGTAATGCCATATTCAATCTCCTTTAGTCATATTCTTAATAAGTTTATTCAACTCAGTCGTGCTACCAACAAAGATAGCGTTATTATTAGTTACCTGTTTTGCTGCTTCAGCTTTACTAGGTGCATCAAGTTTTTGTTTTTGCTGATGTAAGTCCATCAATTGTTGGTTTACGTCAGCTAATTGTTTCATCAAATTGCCCACAACTTCGAAAGCACGTGGGTGCTCAGATTGTTTTGCAACTTCCAATGCATCTGTTAATGCCAATTGTCCTTGTTGCAATAATACACGAAGATTGTTTCTGGCGACTGTATAGTCGTCTTCAATCTTTTCATTTACTGGAGTTATAGTATTTCCTGTAGAATCCAATACTTCAACTTCAGTTTTCTTTTCAATCTTAACTGTATCAAAAACTTCTGACAATTTATCATCAATTTTCATAATAATCCTTTATTTATTCTCTACCACTAAAGTTCATAGTGTTGTAATCTTGTTGAAATCCAGTAAAGTTAGAAGCATATTGTTCTGGTACACTTGCATAGCTAGACAGTTCTCTATCATTAAGTGTTGGTAGTTTTGTCCAACGTGCCCAAGGAGATTCTTTAGTTTCCATCGGAGCAGAAAACGATCTAGAAGTCCAATATTTGTAATTCATAGAAATTTGTAATTTCATAACTTCTTTTTGGTCATATCCAACTTGAATCTGTCCAACATTTTTTGGATAGCATTCATTCATTTCAATTTCGTAGCGTTTTCTATTTTTAGTGTCTTCTACTTCAATTTTAATTTCTGATGTATAGTCATCATAATAGTTAAAATTTCTAGAAAATGGATCTTGAATTGACTCCATCCACTGATCAAAAAACTTTTTAACTTCCATGTTGTTATCTACATAAAAAGATAAATTGGCATTATCAAACATTTTTTCGTTTGGTGCTTCACGAACTTCACCATGAATTCTAATCTGATTGGTTGCCATAGTTACACCTGGGATAGTTATATCAGAACAGAATAAAAGAATTTTTCTCATGTTTGGTGCATACGACATACTCTTAGGGACTCTAATTGATACAGTATATCTTGATGTTCTCATCAACCCTTCGGTTTTAACCAGAGAGATAAAATTCTTTAAAACTCCATTTTTTGGTTCAGACATTTTTTAACCCATTTTTCTAAGTGAATCTGCCCAGATTGCATCTTTAGATGAACCCACAAATCTTTCAACTGGAAGCAACATTGCAGTAGCCCAATCATTTGCAGGAATTTCCCTAAAGGGTGATCTTACATGATTTAACAGATAATGTTTAACGCATGGAATCGCTCCATTATAACGAGATACTCCATCTATAAGTGCCCAAGAATATTTGATTCTTGTCGTTTCGTTCATTTTATCGTTACTCTTAAAAATCATTAAACGATCTAGTAAACGAACACGTAATTGGTATGGTAAATAATGCATATTTAAACCCAAGAATCCACCTTCTACTTTTCTAAACGGGAAAACTAGAGGGAACCTATCATAATACGGTAGAGTATCTTTTAGTTTTGGGTCATAAAAATACATATAAAGTTTCCCAGGAGTGATACTGGTCTTTAGTTGTGTCGTATCGCCCTGTAATACTTTAGGTGGTGTTATTCTCTGTTTGTTTAACAGTAGAACTTGTTGTTCAAACCAGCCACGAGACTTTTTAGCTGCAGTCTTGAGGTCGTATTGGTTTTTCTCAAATACGTCTTGTAATGTTGTTGGATTTTTAGCCATATTATTATTTAGGCATTATAAGCCAAGTTCGTTTTCTGTAATGATTTTAAATTCCCACCCACGATCTTTGGCGTATTCTGTAGCTGCTTGCCATTTAGCCTGATTTTTAATAAAAGTCATAGATTCAGTTATGTATTTCTGTGTTTGGCGACCTGGATATTCAGGTGGTTGAGTTTGTTTAAAAGGTTTAACCTCGATAAGATAGGTCTTTAATATACCATCTTTTTGTTTAACTTGTATCTGAAAATCAACAAAATAACGATGTAATTTATTGTCTGTGGGACATCTATATGGAACTATAGTTTCCTCGGATCTCCATTTTATAACTGAGGGGTTTTTGTCACACCAAGAAGCGAATCTGGTCTCCCAGGAGCTGCGCATAATTATGTTTGTTGGATCCCCAGCATATTTTTCTGGAAATATTGGTTTGAATAATCTTTTGTGAAACATGCCTAAATAATATGATATCGATCAACTATTTAGCTTCAGGATACAAATATGGCATTTCAAGACGAAATGGGTAATTATTACGGTGATGGTTCGAGCCAAAACGCTGAGCCAAAAAACTCATCACAGCCAGCTGTTCCACCAAAAGTATTAACTGGTCCTTTATATACTTCTAGAGAAAGAACTACGTTTGATAGCAAAACTTACAATATAGAACAACATTCATACCCTCAAGATATTATGAGTTTTGAATATGGTGGAAACTATGTATTGTTTTATATTAATGTTGCTGTTGAATCTAAACTATTCAATGATGCTAAAGTTGAGACAGTTGCTGACGTCCCAACCAGAGATAGAGGTTCAACTATTGCTATGAATGAAAAGTTATATGACGACCCTACTAGCGGAAAATCTAAAGCTGCTTTTGTTGGATTAAATGCAGCAGGACAAGTAATTGAAGGTGCTGCAGCTGGTGGTTTATTTGCAGGTAGAAAGGGTGCTGTTGTTGGAGCAACTTTAAATGCTGCTCCAGCTGCTATTGGTATCGGTGCTGCAGCGACTCAAGCTGCTTCTGTAACTCGTGCGCAGAAAAGATTAAAAACTGCTATTGCATTGCATATTCCAAACCAATTAAATATTCGTTATGGTGTTTCTTATGGCGAGGAAGATACATTTTCATATCAAGCTGCAGCTGCTGGCGCAGAAGCAATACTTAAAGCATTAGAAGGTGGTGGAGCAAAAAATTTAGGTAATGATGCAGCTGCGATTGTTGGCGCGATGGGATTAAAAAGTGATAAACAAGGTGCAGCTGCCAGCGCAGCATTTGGTTTGGCATCAAACCCAAAGAAAGAACAAGTATTTAAGAATGTCGACTTTAGAACATTCCAGTTTGACTATCAGTTCTTTCCAAGAAATAAAGATGAAGCAGCCAATGTTATAGAAATTATTAATACATTCAAATATCACATGCATCCAGAATTTAAAGATGCGAATGAATTTTTATATGTTTATCCTTCTGAGTTTGATATAACATATTATCAAAACGGACAAGAGAATCAAAATTTACATCGTCATACTTCTTGCGTACTAACAGAAATGAATGTGAACTATACACCTAACGGACAGTTTAACAGTTTTGATAATGGTATGCCAACGCAAATTAATATAACATTAAGTTTCCGTGAACTTTCACTTCTTACTAAAGATAAGATTAAGGATGGTCTATAATGTACTTCGAAGATTTCCCAAAATTTTTATATGACTTCGAAATTAAAGGTGAACGTAGATCATTCGTTGTCACCGATATAACAAGAAACATTCGTTTCCGCAGAGACGTTCTTGCAAATATAACAGTATATGATGAGTATGATGTTGTTGATGGTGAAACACCAGAAATTGTAGCGGAGAAAATATATGGCGACGCACAATTTCACTGGGTAGTCATGTTAGCAAATGAAAGATTTGATTACAGATCTGATTGGGTAATGGATTATCCAAGACTTTCTGCGTTTATTGAAGATAAGTATGGCAATCAAGCTGATCAACCGCATCATTATGAAGATGCTAAAGGTAATATCGTTCATTCCTCAGCTCCAGGTGCAGCATCGGTTTCTAATCGTCAATATGAAGAAGATTTAAATGAAAAGAAAAGAAGAATTAAAATAGTTTCCCCACAAATATTAAATACAATATTAACTAACTTCGATAATTTATTATAATGCAGCCACAACAAACATTAAGATTTGCTGGTGATGTATCAGTAGGTAAAGTTAGAGTAATATCACAAAGCGGATTTTATCAAGACATTGCCAATCAAATTATAGGTATACAAGTTTTTGAAGACTTGTTATCGCCTTTCATCACAGGTACTTTAATTATTAAAGACTCTTTAGATTTAATTAATCTATTTCCATTCGTAGGTGAAGAATATGTTGAACTTGATATTAAAACACCAACATTAAAAACAGGAAATATATCTGGTAAGTTTTACATCTATAAGATGACAGACAGAGAAATGCTTAAAGATAAACAAGTAGTTTATCAATTACACTTCACTTCTCAAGACGCACTAATTGATTTAAATAAAAGTATTAGTAAAACTTTTACAGGTAAAGTATCTGATATTGCAAATACATTATTGACGGATAAGACTAATGGTATACAATCAACTAAGAAAAATATTGTAGAAGAGACATCCAATTCAACCAAATATACTTCTAATTTCTGGTCTCCGATTAAAAACTTATTATATTTAACTGACAACGCTGTAAGTAAAAATGCTTCACCGAGTTATGTGTTTTTTGAAAACAGAGACGGATATAATTTCGTTTCTTTAGATTTTTTATATAAACAACCAATTATAGCCAACTTCACATTTGACAATTATGTTCGTGATGATAGACCAATGGGTGGAAGTATTAAAAATTTAGAAGAAGATTATAAAAGAATTATTGGAATTAAAATTCCAACAGGAATAGATTATATTGATAGAATCTCTTCTGGTGTTTATGGTTCCAGAATGTATACACATGATATTGCTTCTAAGAAAATATCAAGTAATAATTTTGATATGTTAAAAAATGCCAAAAAGCAAAGTCGTTTAAACGAGTTCCCTCCTGCTTCCAAGAAAGTTATATATCGTTACGGTTCAACTATTATGTTTAAACCAAAATATTATAATAACTTTTCTAATTTTGGTGATGTGACTAATGCTGGAATAATCCAAGAAAGAACGTCATTAATGAAACAAGCAGAATCAACTAAAATACAAATTGTAGTTCCTGGACGTTGTGATTATACGGTAGGTAGAAAAGTTTATGTAAAACTTAATAAGATTGAACCAGTCAGTAAGAACGATAAGAATACTATTGACAACATGTTCTCTGGGAATTATATTATATCTGCAATAAATCATTTTATCACTAAAGAAAAACATGAAAGTACTTTAGAGTTGATAAAAGATTCTTTATTAATTAATCTGGATAAGGCGAAATAATGGAGTTGTATACTGGTGTAGTTGAGAATAGACAAGACCCACTAAAACTTGGTCGTTGTCAAGTTCGTGTGGTTGGTATCCACACAGATGATAAAACATTATTACCAACAGAAGATTTACCATGGGCATATCCGATGCAACCTGTTACATCTGCTGCTATTAGTGGATTGGGTTACTCACCTACAGGTCCAGTTCCTGGCACATGGGTTATTGTTATGTTCCGTGACTCAGATCAACAACAGCCAATTATTTTAGGTACTGTTGGTGGTATACCTCAAACTAAAGCTGGCTCAAGAGCATCGGATGATTCTAATGATTCAATTCTACCAACTGAAGGTGGAATTTTAACAGACAGTAGTGGTAATCCTGTTACTGATAGCTCAGGACAACCAATTACAACTGGAACAGATGCAGCAAACAACTCTGCGCCAGTACCAGTAGCGTCAACTGCACCAGTTGTTACACCAAGTACAGACATTCCAACTACTCCTCCGCCAAAATCTGGTGCCGCAAATAAAGCGTCTGATGGTATCAAAGCACTCATCGCTGCTTGTGACAAAGTTGGTTTGACTACAAAATATGCAAAGTGCGCATTACTTGGTATTGCTGGTGGTGAGTCAAAGTGGGTTCCACAAAAAGAAGATTATCAATATAACCCAACAAGACTTAAACAAATTTTCTCTGGAGCTACGCCAGAAGTTATAGATCAATATTCATATGCAAGAAAGAAAGGTATGTCTCGTCAAGAGTTCTTTTCTTTCTTCTATGGTCCATCTTTCCGTGGAAAAAATTTCTTGGGAAATAAAAATAATGACGATGGTGGTAAATATTATGGTCGTGGTTTTATTCAGTTGACTGGACGTGCAAATTATGAAAGATATCAAAAACTTGGATTAGCTGCTGGCTTAAATATTGACATTGTAAATAACCCAGATTCACTTGATGATGATTTAAATACTTCTGCTCTTATTGCTGCTCTTTACATTAAGGATAGAGTTAAGGGTTGGGAAAAACTGATGTATCAAGAAGGATTCTTTGAAGCAGCGAAGACTTCAGTTGGTGTTAACTCTCCCGATATTGCATTAGTTAAAAAACAATACTATGAATATTTCTTGGGCGGACAAACTGGTCCAGAGCCAACTAATAAAGATGCAACTGCAGTTGAACCAAATTTAACACCTGCAGAAATAAAAGCTGCACCTCCAGAAAAACAAGAAGCATACAAAGAAGATCGTTCTGGTAATGCTACTCAATATGGTTTCACAGATCCATCTGGTAAATATCCATTACGTGATCATATGAATGAGTCTGATACTAATAGACTTGCACGTGGTGTTATTGAAGGTACTTGTTTCCAATTTAAAGATTTAATGCGTCAGAGAGATGTGCCAACTGCAAAAGGTTTAAAGTGGTCACAACCTCTTTCACCATATAATACCATTTATCCTTACAATAAGGTATTTGAATCTGAATCTGGTCACTTAATGGAATTTGATGATTCTCCTGCAGGTGAGCGTATTCATTTATATCACCGCAAGGGAACATATCTTGAGATTGACCCAAATGGATCTCAATTAAATTTTATCGTTGGTGATAGTTATCAAATAGTATTGCGAAACAATAACCTTTATGTTAAAGGTTCGGGTAATATAACTGTCGGTGGCAATCTTCGTGTTTTGGTGCAAGGGGATGCTAATATTGAAGTGGAAGGTAACAGTAGTATTCTGATGAAAGGTGACGCAGAATTAGGTGTTGCTGGTAATCTAGACATGACTGTTGGTGAAGATTTCAATTTAAAAGTTAATGGCGATTATAATGTTATGGCAACAAACATTAGAAATTATGCAGAAGAAAAACACCAGACGTATGCGTCTTCCAATGTTGAAGTTAAATCTGATATGATTATTTTACAAAAGGCACAAGAAATTAACATCAATTCAGATGGTGAGATGAATATTCTCTCAGGTGCAACAATGCATGTAGATTATTCAGAAGGACAATTTGGTAATGGTGCAGCTGGCGCAGAACCAGATGCGGTAGAAGCAGTCGATTTAACTGCTCCAGAATTAATACAAGCAGTTGTTCCAAGTTTTGACAATTTACCACCACCAGAAAGATCTTTCGAAGATATTGCTAAATTTGAAACTCCTGATGAGTGGGAAACGCCAGCTGGACAGAAAGAAAAAGAAAAGCAGTATAACACTCCTGAATTTAAAGCACCTGAGAATAAAATTCCAGAAGCACAGGAAGTTCCACCTCCTACTGCACCAAATACAGTTAAAGGTAAACCAGTTGATACTGCTCCAGTATATAACACAACTGAATATGGTCCATCATTTAAACTTTCGAAGAATTTCACGATTGCTCAATTGGTTGAACCATCAGTTATCCTTAGAGATATTGCAGTTGGTGGTAGTGTAATAACTAAACAAGATATTGTTGCTAATCTTGTTGCTCTTGCAGAAAATGTTTGCGAACCATTATATTCAACTTATGGTCCAACCAGTGGCAAGTTCGCACCGCAATCTCCAAAAGGTGCTTGGTGCATTAACTCTTGCTTAAGAAATGGTACTGGAAGATCACAACATGATATTGGCCAAGCAATAGATTTGCGTTACAATCCTAAACGTTCTTTCGAAGAAATGTGGAAATTTGCTCTTGAGTTAGAAAAGACATTACCATATGATCAAATTATTCTTGAGTATAGAAGACCAGGAGCTAAGTTTAATCCAGGTCCAGGTTGGATGAATTGGATTCATATTTCTTATAATCCAAAAGGTTTACGTAAACAAAACTTTACTATGATTGATGACGTTTCAGTAAATGCACAAGGACAAGTGCAAGCTGGAAGTAGAGGACTATTCTTGTTTGGAACATCATAATGTGGGAACCTGTTAATGCTTTATTGGGTACTTATGCGGAGTTAGCTTCGTTCAGTCATACAATACAATATTATACAGAAACTGCAGGAGACCCAACTGCAACACCTCCAACTACTGGTGGTAGAACTTATTACTCAGTTAGAATTATACCGCAAGAAATTAATCCAAATAGTGTGAGTATTTCTGGCGCAACTTTATCTGGGTTTTACAAAGGTATATTTAATGATGGTTTGACGACTAGAGACCGTAAAGGAAATATAACTACAATTACAACATTGGGTTCAAATGCCAGCGTCTGGGACGCAGTTAATAGATCCAATGTTCATGAAGTTATTGGGTTTGACCCAGATATGACTCGTAGTAGAACATTTTCTTATGTTGCACAAGCGTATGACCCATTAACCCCAAATACTATAATTGAGAGTCAGACATATAATGTTCTTTGTGAAGATAAAAACTGGACTCCAGGAATGATGTCTTTAAAGGAATTGGTTTCATATGCCAGCAATAACTAGAATTGGAGATAAGTCAACAGGACATGGGTGTTTTCCACCAACTGTTATGATAACCACACCTGTAGCAAAAACCTATTTTAATGGGAAATTTCCAGGTGTTGTGAGTCCAAACTGTAAATGGGCAGCTCATACTTGTGGAAGACAAACTCATAACTCAGATCAAAGGTATCCAACCTCTGGTGCAAGTAAAACGTATATTGAAGGTAATAAAGTAGCAAGAATAGCCGACCCAATCGCCTGTGGTGATGCAATTGGTCAAGGATCTTCGAATTCTTTTGTAGAATAGGACTAAATAATTAGATGGCACGCAATACAAGAAACTTTTCGGATTTAGACTTAAATTTCACTGCTCATC